ATCTTATTTATACTTTCCCCAAAATTATTAATAATTCTTTTCAATTTCTAAACAAACTGGTAAGGGCATACCACGTTAATGACATTTCCCTACTTATGCTGAAATTGCTTTCACTATTTATATTGGATCAACCTTTGCCATTTCTGCATTTTAATAATCTGTGATTACTAAGTTAGGTATACTCCTACACAAATATCCTCTTAATGTACCATCTCCATTATATGATATCCTTAAGAATTCAAGTGTTTTACCAACCAATACTTTATTATCTTGACCGATATGTCCTGCATTTCTCATAGCTAAATTATGTGCTACAATTGACAACCATGAGTTGCATGTTGCAGCTACATCATCTCCTTTATGATATTATGTATCTAATGCTGGTAATTCAGGAAATAATTGTTTTACATCTTATTGAACTAAATGTATTTATACTCTATTGTTTGTGCTATTAGTAAAACCAGTATTTCTTTCTCCACTTCTCAATCCTCTGGTAGCATGATATTTCTTCTCATTTGTCATCAATGCCATACCTGATTCTTGAATTTATTAGACTTGCTTATAGTCTTAAGGTTTTTGCTAAAATTGAGGAGCATCTTAACCTTATTCTATACCCTTGTATCTTATCCAACAATTATGAAATCCTACAGCTAATCTTTCACATATTGCCATTGTATCATATTTGCCTTAACATTCCTTACCCATACTAACTTAATTCCTTAATTCTAAGAAGACTGCACTTTAATCAAAATTACTATGTTAGATGTTGAAATCATCGAAATCATAACACCAAGTTAACATATCACCCATTGAAACCAATTTTAGTAAAGACATTTTGTCTACCAAACATTCAACGGGTGAACCTTTTAATTCAAAACCTTGTTTTCTATTCATTTTATTTTCTATTGATTTAAGAATATAAGCTGTCATGAAATAATGTATCTAATCCATAGGATATAAAGCACGTTACTTTCCATTCTCAAATTTTTCTGTTGATCCACTAAAGCATACTGGCCAACTAGAAACTTATCTTTCTAACTCTTTTGGTTCCATATAATTCATTGCTGCCCTTTTATGTAACCTTGCTTTCCATTTTTCTCCACCAATTAAAAATTCTGCTTTTGCTCCTAATGCTGATCCTGATTTTACCCATTCCGGCATGCGTGTAATAAATTCAAAGAATGTTTCATTCACTGCTTTTTCTACTTACATGCTTTAATAAGCTTAAATTAATGTTGTGTTTCTGTTCAATACAAATTATTTTTCAGCATATTATCCTGTTTAATCAATTGAATATTTTACTGGTGGTTAACATGTTCTATGTTCCATCTCTTCTTACCAATCTACTCCATATTTTCCTTTACAAGTTAGATCTTAGTAATATTAAGCTAGAGCATATTACTTTGTTGACAATTTTTTTCCTTTCATATCGTGTTATGTTCTTCTTATTGCAGTATGATGCTTCTTCATCACTTTAATATAATCCTTCATACTGAAATGAAAAACACCAATTTACTTCAGATGTTTAAATTATCTACGTAGTTCTTCATTGGACAGCAA